ATGGGAACACTGGGAATTGAACCCAGACTAAGCCCTTATAAGGAGCCCGCTCTAACCGTTAAGCTATGCTCCCAAAAAAACACTATGGTGCTTCGTTGTTATCTTCAGTGTGTATTCGCAGAAATTCTGCTTCATCAGCAGGCATGAATACTGCTGCTTTTCCGTCTTCTCTCATAACACCTATTGTCTCTCCTTCTTCAACCCTTTTGAATAATGCATCAAAATTGTCTTCCCATTCTTGTAAAGTAAAAACTTCCATCAATGTTCCACGATTGATTTATTTATCATGTAACAGCAAGGTCAGCATACCCAATCTGATCTTCACTTAGATTAGAAGTAACAACATCCAATACAGACATGAATTGATCGACAGTATCACATTCTACAAACTTTTCATCTCCTTGATCACTCATAAGAAGAAAAGAACGAGAGCAGATGTCAATCACAATACATTCGACAAACTCTTCGGTGCGTTGCATGGGGTGCTTCCCTTGATTACCCATATATTATAGGGCATCTGGGCAGAGGTGTCAACTGTGCCACTGGCAGAAGTGGATCACCCTTCAAATCCAGATTGATTTTCAATAACATTTTGTACATTTTCTGTTTTTTGTTTGGTATTAGCAGTAGATTTTTCAGTATGTTCATATGACCAAACAAACAATTGATTTTTAGATTTTTCTTCCTTAACAGTGTTTGTATCGGTAATTAATTGACCATCAATTCCTGATCTAAGAGTGTCTATCTCTGTAGCTATAGCTTGAATTTGAGCTAATTTTGCTGCACAGTCATCATCATCACAGTTTCCTGCAAAATTAAATGGAATTGCCAATCCAGTCAATGTTCTATAACCATATATTGGAGTTCCCGTAGTTGGATCACCACTCTCCTCAACGTAGTTAGCAGTATATCCACTCTCAAATCCGGTGCCGATATTATTTTGAGTCATTGTTGATTCATCAATACTTTCATATGGATTATCGGAATTAGAATCCATACCTCCATATGTTTTTATAAAAGCATAGTCTTCAACAAAAGTTCTACCAACACCAAGTGTAACTCCATTTACTACACTGCTTACGGGTGAAGTAGATGAGCAACCGCAACTAATAGCAGTCGCTTCAGTAACTATTTGAATTATTTGATTCTTCTTAGAATTTATTTCTGTTACCGCATCAAATACTTTTTTATCCGCAACCTCGCAAACATCTTGTAGGGCAGAGACCTGACCTTTATAAAAGTCCAATTCGTCCTGTCTTTTGTCAACATCCTTTCTTACTGGATTTTGTATATCTGATTCTGTTTTTTCATATCTACCAGTTTCTGAATTGGCTTCAATTGTAGTTTCTTGGTAAGTTGCTTTAGGATCAGTAACAATTCCTGCAGAAGCATCTCTACCATATTGATCACTAATATCCAATGATAACTTAACACTACCCAATGCTGCAGATTTCTTGGACATAATTTAGTATAAATTAATGAGAACTAATATATTTAGAAATGAGAGTTGCGTTTGTTTTAACTGGATATATGAGAGATTGGAAAAGACATCTCTCAAAAAATATTTCAAATGTTATTGAGAAGTACAATGCAGATGTGTATATAAGTTCCTCTACATATTCGCAAGAAAATTGGAGAACAGAATGTATTGATATTGATGTAGATGATGTAATCAAAGAATATAAACCAAAAGCATATCTATTCAGAGATACTGAAACATGTCCACCTATGGTTTTTAAAGAAGGTGGCAGAGAAAAATTTGGTAGAGAATGGTCAGAAAGACAACTTAGGGGATGGTATGCAAATTATCTAGCTCTCGATCTATTTAATTTTGATGATTATGATATTATTATTAAATCTAGACCAGATCTTGGAGTTACTAATTTGGAAATAAATCCAAAAGCAAAACTCTGTATTCCTGCATGGAAAGTTCACCCTGGTCCATGTAAACCGCAAGAGTCATATGCAGACTTTTTTGCGTATGGAAATCCTGCAAATATGAAAAAATATTTTTCTTTATATTCCATGATGAAAAATATGAATAATAAAGGAATTGCAGACATTTCAGTTGGAGAAACTTTAATCTATGACTACATTGGGAAATATATTGGACATCAAAAAGTCATTTTAGATTATAAGATAGATTGGACCAGAAGAGGAGATCGAAGTGCTGAAGAACAAAGAAATTTTTATAGAAAAATTAACCCCGAGTCAGTATTAGAGTTCCCTCCATTGTGATGGATGAGTACATCCTTGATGATGTTTATAGTGTTCTGGTTTTAATGTAACTCTAACATCACCAGCAATTGCAACTCTTTCTCTTTCTCTGACTTTTTTGATTGTGTGATGATATGTGTTTGATGGCATAACAATTACAGATCCTTCAGTTGGAGTAATTGTATAGTGATTGCAATTATATCGATTATACCCCGTCATGATATTATGAACATCTGCAGTATCAAAAAATCCTTGACAAACCTGATTCACGTTTGTATCTGGGTGCTGACTGACAACAAGTTTATCGGAGGTTTCATCCGTTTTTAGGTAATACACAAAACTAATATTTGCTTCATTGTGTTTATGAGGTCGAAGTGCTGGAGTTGAGTCATCTTTATGATAAACAACCCATGACTTTACAACATGATAATTTAATTTTTGATAGTCGATATTAAGAGCATCAAAATATTCATCAAAAATTGTTCTTAAATTTTTAAATAACTCAGAATAATTTTCATTGAGATGTAAAAAAATTCTAGAGGATGCTTCTGGTGATTCATACTCATATCCATTAAACCAATATTTCTTTACTTCTTCCAATTTATCTTCTTTAATTTTTTCATGACATTCCAAAGAACCCTGATATACAATCAGAGGAAAAACTTCATGTATTTTTTTCATCATCTTATGAGATTATATTCGTTATTATCTCCTGGATAGTCTGCTACTGTCAAGCCCTCATATTCTGTAATGTTCTTAGAAACATCTTTTCTTTCACCATAAGCAACATATTGGAAATTATATTTTTCTGCTCCAGCAATAATTATCTTATTATCACGAATACTTTCTACATATAAATTTTGATTAAATCCTATCGGAGTTAAATGAACTGTAATTGATTCTTCATCAACCAATCCAACCCAATAATCCGGAAGTTCTATTATATTATTTTTAGATTTTCCTCGTACATATACTTCTGCCTCTGGACCTTCTAAACAAACATATCTAAGTCTATGACCTTCTTTTGTTGGATGAAGAATATCAAAAGGTTTTTTTGAATCCCAAAATGAAGCTGCTGTATCCCAATTTCTTCCATTAATGTATAGGAGTGCTCCATTAATTTTATTAATAGCACCACTAACGTTTGTTACTGCTCCTGCCATCGAAAGTTTTCCTCCAACAACAGTGGTATTTGCACCAACTAAATGTACATTTGCAACATTTGCCCTAAGTTCTGCTCCAGCAGTTGATGATCGTCCTACAACTAAATGATCTCCAAGATAAGTTGTGAGAGACAAATTGTGAAAATTAACATTACCAGCAGCACCAGTATATGCAAACGGAGCTGTTGGACTCATTCCAACATTGCAAGTACCCATTGCATAATTTAAGACTGAGGTAGTTCCAAAATAACCTTGATAAATTGCAGCACTACCTGGCAACCAAAATCCTTTTGGGATATTGAGAGCACTACCAGTAATTGGACTAAAACAATCAAAAGTTCCACAATCTACAGTATTAAAAGACATAATTGTTTCTCCTTATTTACAAGTCTGTGCAAAAGATTTTATTAATTTAGTAACACCATCTAGTTTAAAAATCTCTGTTACACTATTTAATGGTGAACCTTGTTCTATATCAGAATAAAACTGATATAATACACCTAATGCATTAAGAGTTATACTATCAGGAGAAGTTATACATACTTTTCCTCCAGCTATATTAATTTGCTCGTCTGCTTTTAACATTATATGGTCATTTGCTTTCATTAATATAGATCCATCACTATCAGCACCCATTGTTTCAACATAAAAATTTTGTGCAAATATTTTTACATTTCCATTTGGAGCAGTTAATACCAAATCACCATTTTCACATCTAATAGATTTAGCAATTGCTTCCCTTTCGGCATCATTACGACCTCTTTTAAGTTCAGTTCCACAAGTTTCATGGGAAGAACCAGGATTTAATTCACCTTTATTTCCGTCATTAGTAAAAATGCATGTATGTCCACTTCTAAGTTGAGTGGTCATGCAAGAATTTAAATCTTCACCTTTTTTACCCGGTTCACCAGAAGGACCAAAATGAATATGTGCGTATGGATTATTTACTAGTGTATAATCTCTTGCTTTAATTTTATTTCCCATATTATGTTATACAATCGACAATTTGAATTACATTTCTACGTGTAAATTCTTTCTGTTGTTTTTCTGTTATAAGTTTTTTGCCTCTTAAAGTAGTTATAAATCCTTCGATATCATTTTTAGCAATTTCTGCTTGAATAACAAAGTCAGTGTTTATAGAGATAAATTCTCCATCAGCACCATCGTCAGCAACACCATCATCAACACCTTCAGCATCATCACCATCATCTTCATCTTCAAAATCGTTGATTTTGATAAATGATAAAATTGGTTCTATAATTACACCATTTCCGGTATCACTATTTATGTCCACATCTGGATATGTTGTTAATCCACATATTCTTTCGGCAAGTTGTACATCAATAACTTGACCAACCTCAGTTAGTTTGATTGTAACACTTAAATTTGGAATATCTGGGTCGATTTCAAATATATCATTAGGGGTGTATCCAATTCCCATACTTACTACCCTAAATCCTTCCAAACAAACAACATAGTCTGATCCAAATTGTGATGGATCATCAACTACCCCATCAGTATTATTTGGATCATCAACTACCCCACCAGTATTATTTGGATCATCTGGATCTTGAGGTGTTCCTGTGTTATCAATAGTATTATTAGGACCTGTAGAGCCACCAGTAGGATCAGTTTCATCTGAACCATCTCTTGGTGGAACAACTGGAGTTGTTGTAAAAATAATATCGGTTACTTGTCCAAAAGTTGGTGAACTTGGATCATCATCTATATTAGAGTATCCGTTCAAATATGAATTTCCACAAGAATCATTTATTGTAACAAAAGGTGGTCTTGTATATCCTCTTCCTCCAGATATTAAATTAGCACCTATTGCTGTTCCAATATTATCAACAACAATTTCTGCAACTGCTCCTACTCCTCCACCCCCAAACAAATCAATTGTTGGTGGACCACATTTGAATGGATCGGTAACACATCTTGTAATATTTGGGTCAGTTGGAGCATCTCCAAGTTTTTTACCATCAAATACTTCTAGATTTCCAATGTATGCATCAACTCCTGCAATAACATCATCTGCACTTGGAAGCTTATTGAGAGGTTCTATAAACTTATTAAAGTCATCAACTTGTTTTTGGGATGGTCCACCCCAAGGACTTGCTTTGAATTGTAAAATTTCAGGACAGTTTGGTTTCATACAAGTCATAGATTGAAATCCTAAAATAAAATCAAGTGCTTCGAAGACACTACCCATAACACTAGTGACTCCACCCAGAACATCATTAATTTCACTCAATAATGGAGTAATGGCGTTATCAATATTTGCTGCCAAATTGTTTACAAGAGCATTTGTGTATTGTTCTGCTGCACAAAATGGTGCGTTAGCAGCTTTTCCAATTAATTCGAAAAGAAAATCTCCTGCCAAATTTTTGAGAGATCCTACTATATCTTTGAATGCGCAAAATATTTGATCAATAATCTGTTGAACAATTGTATTTCTCAATCCTTTAACTTGAGTAGGAAATATAGTATCCACTACCATATCAATTGCTTCTCTAATTTGTTGAATTATAAAGTCTCGTATACGTTTCGTTATAACTTTCATTACTCCTGCAATTATTGTAGAAGTATTTCTAATTAAAGAAGTTACATTTTGTATTGCATTTATTGATCCATTTACATAAACGTTGGCATATTTTTTAATTCCTTTTAATGTCTCAAAAAATTTCTGCAATTCTATATTAATTTTACCCATCTGACCTTCTCCACACGGAGAAGGTAAGTGTGTTGGGGCTTCCATCGCTGCAATAGCTTTTGCTAAATTTGCACTACCAAGAGGTTTTTCAGATAGTGGAGTCCCATCTAAAGTATATCCTTTATTTGATTCTGGAAAATTGGACATTAAAATTTATTCCTCCCGATTTTTTATTTATTTGTAATTACCAAAGCATACCACCAGGTTGTGAACCCTTTGATCTTGGTTGTTTTCCTGCATCCGATCTAGCTTTATCAAATTTTGGATCTCGTGGATTATCTATCCATCTTGTTTGAGGTGCTCCATCTCCAAGACCAGATACGACTGTTTGATATCTTGGACCACCAGGATATCTTTGTTTAATTCCTGATGTTATAGTTGCACCATCATCAGTCTTAGCACCAACTGGTAACTCATCATATGTTGGTGGTGGAGGTGTTGATTGAGGAAGTTCACTTGCTACTGGACTTAATGTAAATGGTTCTGGATCTGAAGCATCTGGATTGAACAGATCTGGTTCACCTTCTGCTGGATTTAATTGATCTCCTACTGGTTCTGGATCTGGAGCATCTGGATTGAACAGGTCTGGTTCACCTTCTGCCGGATTTAATTGACCTTCTTCTGGTTGCTTTGCTTTTTCAAAATCTTCTTTTAATTCATCTTGTGTGTGTAGATTTGCTACAACTTTATCTCCACCTTGCTGATGTGCTCCTGGAGGATTTCCTTTAGTAAATCTAGATACAGGTTTTCCTAATGTAGTTCCATTCAGAGGTTTTTTAATTTCACCCGCATAATTTTGACCTAATACTGATGTAATCACAGGAATTTGACACTCTTCATCCATGAAATAACCTAAAACCCATTCTCCACCATGAAGTCCACAAGATTGATGATTATAATTTCCATGTGTAGTTGGTTTTGCAACGATTGCCCATGGTAATTGATCATCAGTAAGTTGATAAGCATCATCAGTGCTAGCCATCGGATGCATTGCAGGAATTCTTATTTTAACCCTATCACCATGACAGTCTTTCCACTTTCCATTTTTATGTACCGGTGTTTGAGTCTGCTCGATAGCTACCTGAGCAAGAAATGGTTTGCCATTACTGAATGCATATCCTGTATTGGGGTTAGGTGCTATCATTTTAGTTTTTATTAGTATATAGACCGTAAGTATCACGAACAAGGGTCATAGATGTAAATGACCTTTTTGGATCATAATGATGACATAAATCTAAAATCATATAGTCTCCACTATTTACTGGATCTATTTCACCTTGTTCCTTCTCACCATGCGATATTATATCTAATTCACATCTAACTACATCTCCAGCACTAAGATTTGGATTGCAAGGAACTTGCATATGCACCATCTGAGTGAATAATAAATTATACCTCATCTGAATATCTCCTTGCCACGTTTGAGGATCTCCGGCACTGTTTCCCTCCACAACATCAGATCCTAATGCTCCAACATCCTTCACAGAAAACACTGTTCTTGTATGTTTATCATTCTCTGGTTTAGGTACTTTAGATTTTCCAAGAGAAACTTGCATGTTACCTATACTCGTAGTTTTTTCTTCCAGTGAAAAATTTCTAGGATCGAAAGTTATTCTACGATTTGTATATACTCCAGATTTTAATGCATTAATTAAATTCTGATTTTTATGAATACTAAATGATGAAATTTTAAAATCATTATTGGCTTTTATACTTGATCTATTTGCTTCACTACGATAATATGTTGCTACAGGACCTTCACCTATTAAACTGTCAATAGAACGAAAATTATGTCCGTTTTTAGTTTCATAAAAGAAAAATCCTGGTTTTCCAGTTTCTGGTGCAGATTTTGCTGCTAACATTAAAATAACATCAAATGGAGGAGTATCATTTCCAATCAATGGATATTTATTTTTTGTTGCTTCAATAGTAAGTTTTTGAAGTCCCAATAAATTATTTGATATTGCTTGAACAATTTCTCCATTATTTGTATATTGAGAATAGTTTCTTAATACATGATTCTCTTGATTTGTAATTGCAGATTTTGAAACTAAGCTTAAAGCTATAGCTTCTCGTTGAGATTCCTTATCGGGATTAATAGTACCATTTACATAAAGTGGATTTTGTGAAAAATCCAATGTTCCCATAGAATTTGTAATTTTAAATCTAATTTCTTCAGATCCATCACCAGTCAGAGGAAGTCCACTAAAAATTGCACCGTCTCTTCCCTGACTATCATATTCTGAATCATATTCAGTTGAACCACCGGTATCGATAACTGTTATTATTGCAGTTATATTTGGAGACAACAAACTCTCATAATAATCAAAACTCGTAGTCTTTCCTTCGAGTTTTATTACTTTATCTTTTTTAGTTAATGAAAGTATCTGATAATTTGATGCGTTTGCTGCGTTTGCCATTTATTTTATGAATAAGAATTTTATTATGGTGAAGGAACTGGAACTAGAACTGGTGTAGTTCGAGTTACCTTAGTGTTTATTGGGTGAATAATAATATTTACCTCCTCTTCTTCTTCATCTTCGTGCATTGATTGATTTATTGCATTTATATTTTTTTGAAATTTTGTTGTAATGTTTTCAAATTTTACTACTTTACCATTTTCACCTTCAGCATTAATTGTACCTTTTTTTAAATCATCAAAGTGCTGTTTAGCTAAATCACGAAGAATTTGACCACCACTCCACTTTTTGCCACCCTTTTTCAAATACCATAAATCCCATCTTGTCTCACGATCTCCCGATCCTGGACCATATCCATCTTCATGTGCAGCTTCAGCATGTGTCAACACATTTTTAATTGAAATGTCATTTTTTTTCCAACCCCATGCCATAGCTAATCTAGCAACTTCAAGTGCCATACTATTAATTTGAATATTTTTTATTGGTGTCTGTGCCCAGGATAGTGCTTCTCTATAAGGTTCTGGGGGTTGATGTCCCATTGACATAGCACTTATTGCTACACCCTTGCTATTTCTACGCCATGTATGTCCGTTTACAAATTTAGTATAGGGGTGCATATAATGAGGTTTACCATCACCGGTAATAGATGTATGATATGATGCAGATGGTGGAAAATAAGATCCACCACTCCAATGCAAATATATCTGTTTACTTGACATTTTGGAGGGTTCTCCAGGAACGAAAGCACCTGATCCTACTCCAGTTCTTTTGTTTGTATGATCATCTTTTATTCTAGAAACTTCCTCTGGATTAATTGGTATATCCATCGATGGACCAGTAGGACGAGTGGAAGCATCTACTTGTATAAATGCACTTTCACCTTCTGATGGTTTTAAAAGAATAATATTCCCAGCTTTGTAACTAGATCTATCTTCTGGTGACCACTCTCTTTCAATAAATGTATTAGTTGTTCTATCAAAGATGCCCTCTTTTCCATCTTTCTTTGCAAGATCGTGGTTTTTTCCTACTTTTGATTTATATTGTAATAACCCAGCTCTTATTTTGTCTGTATAATATCTTATAGGTCCAAGACCTCTGGTCATTTTTTCTATTTTTATATTTACTTTATCTATTTGTTTATCAATGTAAGCTCTTTTAGAATTATACTCGGAATCATTAGCATCTTCACCATCAAGAAGTAATTTTGCTGTATCATATAAATTTTTAATTGGTTGCACAAATTCTTCAATTTTTTTTATTACCTCTTCTATCTTTTTCTTTATTGCGGGAAGAGCATTAACTATAATTCCTACAACTAATAATCCTAAAAATTCAAAAAGACTCTCTAAAATTCCTTTACCACCACTACCAACACTTTGTTTTATATTTGATAAAGAGGTATTGACAGGAGATTTTAATTGATTTTCTTCTGCTTTTAATTTTTTCTTGGATTCTTCCAATTTTAGTACTTTTCTTCTACTCGCAAATGAAATCTTCTGATTCCTATTAGCTTTAACAAGAACACTACGAATATTAGAAAGATTTAGTTTTACTTTGTTAAGTTCTTTCATTGTTTCGGAATAGGAACTGGAACAGGAACTGTTTCTATCGTGGTATGTGGTTCAATGACATGAACAGTAGAAACATTTGGATTAGCCTGCACTTCGGGTAAATTCTGTTGTTTTACTTTAGGTGCTACAGGAGTCTGTGGTGTTTTAGTTTTTTGCCTTGGTGCATTATCCTTAATACCAAACTCTTTCTTTTTCTTCCGAATTCTGTCACTCAACTCAGCGATAGTAATCTTACCATCACCATTCATATCAAGACCTTCGTTGTCATGATACCATTCTGCGGGGTGATATCTTCCTTTAGCATCAGTGAATCCATCTTTCGTTGCTAAGACATAATCAGAAGCTTCTTTAGCAAATGCAGGTAAATAAGTGACAGTATAGAGGTGACCAGCAGATGCACCCTTACGTAACTTCCAATAGTCAAAATACTTCTCTACATATTTCATTTGCTGAACTCTAGTCATCTTTTTGAGTGCTGCCTGAGTTGTACCAACTGCTCTAGCACTATCCCTACTGAACTGAATCAATCCAACGTGTGTGCCGTTGTCTTCTGCTGGGTTGAATCCAGATTCAGATGCCATTTTACCAAGAAGATCACCTTCACTGATGTCATACTTTTTGCAAAGTCGTGTAATTTCTTTCAAGAATTCAGTATCATTACCAATTAACCTAGCAGCATCACCACTTAGTGTTACTGTTGAATATCTACTAGTTGCACCATCTTCAGTTCCCGATGAACTTGGTATGTTCTGTTGAGGAATAAAAGATATATTGTTACCACCTCCCGATTCCCATATATCTCTTTCCTCTTCAGTCCAACCAGATCTATCAAAATGTTCTTCAAGTTCTGTTAGAGCATCTTTTGAATGTTCCTCATCTTTATTTTCTTCTATTATTCTTGCTAATAATTGTTGAGGGGTATAAAACATTTTAGTTTCATGATCAAGATATCCTTCTTCACCATCTTTTTTTGCTAAAGACATACTAGGAGTTTTAAATCCTTCTTCTGCTTGTAATCCTGGAAGCCATTCTTTTAGTTTATCAATAATTGGTGTCGCAAAACCAAAAATATTTTCTAAACGATTCGGTATATTTTCATTCTCTTTATTTGCATTATCTATGTGTTCTTTATTCTTTTCATAATCTTTTTTATGTGGTTCAACATTTCCCATAAAATATGATTTAATAGTATTAAAACCACTTCTTATTGGTTCTAAAAAATTGAAAACAGTATTAACAGCATTTTGTATTACTTCAACAATAGTAGGAAGAGCATTGACCGCAATTCCCAACAAAATTAATCCCATAAATTCAAACAAATCATTGAACATATTACCATTAGAAATTTTAAATTTTTTAACGGATTTTGAAGATTTTTTTATTGGTGACTCTAGTTTTAAAGAATTTTCTTCTCGTGAAAGTTTTTTCCTGCTTTCATTTTCTACATTTATTCGTTTTTCATTTTTCTGCAATTTTTTACTATTCTTATTTTGTTTTTTTAAAAAAGTATGAATGTTTGTCACATTCATCTTTAGTTGAACAATTGGATCTTCAGTTGATGGTGCGGATTTTATTTCTATGTCCGACGCAAATGTAGATGACTTTAACTTTTTTGTTTCTTCAGTAGTGGATGTTATTTTTAATTTTTTATTTTCTTGGTTTTCTTGATTTTCTTCAGGTTTTCCTTTAGAAATTAAGGACTTTTCTTTTTTTGCAGCGGTTGCCTTTAACTTCTTTTTTGCTTTAGATCTAGTACCTTTTTTTGCTAAATTTTTAATTAAAAATAAAGGAAATGCCATCGTATTATACTGTTATTCCAAGTATTTCTCTAGTTAATGACATTCTATATGGATCTGCATTATTGACACTTGAGTATAGGGGAACATTTGTTGCAGACCCTGCACCATTAATATTTACTCCTGATGGAGGAAGTTCATGTGTTTGCATCGGTAAAGTTTGTATATTTACACCACCACGACCTCGTTTTTTAGAGGTGATCATTTGATATATTCTTTCAGTTTTTTGATTATTAATAATAGTTCCATTCATATTTGGAACGAAAAGTTCTGGTCCACCCTCACCAACCAAATACGTTTGACTTCTCGAAACTGGTCCACCCTTCATTCTTTGTTTTTCTCTTGTTATAACATTACCATCATTCAATAAATTTGTAATTAATCCATCATATTTGTCTTTTATAGAAGCTTCAGAAGCTTTTTTATCATTATCAATTTTTTGAGTAACATGATCTGGTATGTTTTTTCCACCAAGTGCAGTTGGTTTAATTTCATCCTTATATTGATCCATATATTTACTACTAATTGATTGATTAGCAGTGCTAATTTCAGCTTGCATCTTCACTTTCAACTCTTTAAGTTTTTCTCGTTTTTCTAAAACCTTATTTGCTGTTTCTTTTTGCTCTGGAGTCAACTGTTTGTAAACAATTCTATCTCCCAGTCCAGCATAATTATTTGCAAATGTCGTACTAGTACCACCACCAATTCTTTCAATTTCTGTGCTTCTTTTACCATCATTTGAGATTTTTGCCGTTGCTAAAATACTATCCAAGTGATTGTGTGCAGAAGTAAAGGTTTGTCCCCCAGTAACATTATCTCTTATTTTGTTATATACCCATTCTCCTCCTTTCCAAAGTAAAATACCAGCACCAACAGCCAATGCAATTTTTAAAAATAGTGGATTAAATAACAGTCCCAATAATGGACCCATAAGAGCTTTAAGAGCAACTGCAAGACTAGATACTACACCTATTACACCTGTAATAGCAGAAACCAAGGGAATTGCTGCTAAAGCTCCTATTGCCACTAGTGCCCACTTCCAATGTTCTTTAATCCAATTAAACCAACGTCCTATTTTTTTCCTATTTTCTTCATCTTTCAACCACTCAAAAATAGCATTTCCTGTTATACCAACAGCCAAGAGGGTAACAAATTCCATTATAGATTCAAAAATTCCCTTTGCCGGGGCAGCAATTGCATTAGCAGATGCTGCAACCGCCGATCCAAGTTTTTTTGACGATTTCTTTAATTCACTTTCTTCTGCTTTTAATTTTTTCTTAGATTCATTTTTTAAATTTTCACTTTTTTCTTCCTGTTGAAATTTTGCTTGAGAAGAAAAATAATTAGAAAGCTCTCTCTGAACATCAACAAGAACTTTATTTGTCTCTACTAAAGTTTTATTAACATCACTTTGCAGTAAACCACTTTCTGGTTTTAATTTTTTATCAATCTCTACAATTTTTTCAGTGTTTAAAATAATATTTTTTTCTATTTCTACAGTTTTTGTATTAATATTTTTTTCTATTTCTACAGTTTTCTCTGTATTTGAAATAATATTTTTTTCTATTTCAAAAGTTTTTTCAGTGTTTACTATTAATTTTTCTTCAACATTTCCAACTCTTGTTTCTAATGCCTTTATCTTAGTTAAAGCACTTCTAACATGAGATGCTAACTGACTTATTGTTCCATGAATTTTTCTAACAGAATCTTTCAGTGATTCTATTTCCCCATTAGCATCTCCTTTAGAACCAAAAACTGATGTCGAAATAGTTTTGACATTAAGTTTTGGTTTATCCGATTTGACTATATTTTTTGTGTCTAAATTAGATTCCACTCTGCTGCTGTGCCTTTAGGTTTTCTTCTTCAATATATTGTTGAAGTAGAGAAAGATAAACTTCTCTCTCCCATGAAATCATATTTTCCAGTTCTGTTAATGAATATTTATGATGCTGCATCAAGGCAAAATTAATCTTGTAGTATGACTCAAGACTCGTATGAGCCATACCTAACTGAAAAAACTTGCCAGTCCTTCCAGAACAACTTCAGATTCTACTTTTGTCTTAGGATTCTTTACAGTAACTGTATGAGAAAGTTTTGGCATTGTAGTAAAGAATTTTTCAACATCTTTGAACTGTTTTGTGTTTAACTGACCAATAAAATCTTCAAGTTCTTCTTTAGTACAATCTGATGCTTCCCAAGATTCTTCTTCATTATAAATCATCTGAATGCAAGAGGAAATCATAGAAAGTGATTGTGAGACTTCACTTACATTACCATTCGTTTCAAAATTACTCTCAACAAATTGATCCAAAGATGGATATTTAAGTTTCATTGAAAGTTTATCATCAAGTTTAATAATATTCTTATGTCCTCTCGTTTTTTGCACTTTAATATCATCAATATTAATTGACATCTCTACTGTCGTTTCACCATCATCAGGACAAGTAATATTTACATCTACAGTCTCACCAACTGATTTTGCACGTACATTAAGGAAAAGGTATTCAATATCAAAAGTTGCTAAAGACTGAACTTTTACACCTTCTGTTAAAATACATTCCCCAATGATTTGAATAATTGCATCAGTAATCTGAGTCATATCTTCAGATTCCATTGCCATAATAAGAACTTTTTCTTCTCTCACAAGAAAAGGTCTATATTTAATTTTTTTGCCAGTTGATGGCAAAACCATTTCAAAAGTTGGTGTATTAATTTTAGGTAAAGGCATACTGTGTTGTCAATTCATATGCAATTATTTAGAGAGGAAAATTAACTTTTATTATGAGTCAGTATTTCCATCAGAAGAACTACCAGAACTAGAACTACTATTATTAGAATTTCCACTACTATTAGAACCTCTAAATTTCAACGACCCACCATAATCAAAGATAGTATTTGATAAAGTACGTTCACCAGTAGCAATAGCACTTCCACCGTTTGTTGTCCAAGTAGAAGCATTTTTATATGCATCACTAATCTGAGAATTAGTTAATCCTTTGTACATCTGAGGATCAATATTGAAAATATTTCCTACACCTTGACCAGATGCATTCATCTCTTGGAAAGTTTTAAGTGATTCTTCTGCTCCAAAAACCCAAGCTCCAAGTTCACCTGATTGGCCGGTAAATCCACTGGTTGATGACCCACTAGCACTTGCGGAAGGAAGAATACCAGCACCTCTAGAAATATTTTCCTTAGGATTTACAATGTAACGATCATAATTAAAACTGACTGTCAGTTTTATAACATCTGCTCCACCATAAGAAAGAGGGACAGCAGTCATAAGTTTCGGGAAAATATTATAGAATTGATAATCTATTCTATATTGAAAATCTTTTTCAAATTTAGTAACAAACATCGATTGAGATTTGTAAGCATCAGGATATCTCATTCTACGATAATAATTATCCGATGTTTCACTTAAACCATCAAGTGTCTCACTTCCACTAGAAATATAATCAATCCATCCTTCAAAAATTCTTAAAATTGTATAATCATAGTCTATCATATATGTAAAGTCTATGTCAGTATATAATCTCTTATGTGCAAACTCTTGAGATATTCCCACAAAATCATTATCAATCGATTGAGTTGCAAGAGAACTTGCTGGCAATGATGCTTCAGAACAAAGTAAATTTCCCTTAGATCCCATAAAGTAAGCAGCATTGCTTACATTAAATTTTTGTCTTAGGTGTGAAGAAAGTCCACTAGGAATTCCATTAAACGTTACCTGAAACTGGTTTGATTGAGATGTCTTTCCAAATACTTCTCTAGCATCTCTTGGATTTATTGCTCTTACATAAGGACGATACACTCTAAATACCTTATAAGACTACTTTATTATTAGTTATTTAGATGTCATATAAGGGAAAATATCAACCATCTTATCCCAAGAAATATAAAGGTGACCATAAAAACATTGTTTATCGTTCTCTCTGGGAACGAAAGTTTATGGTTTACTGTGATAAGAATGAAAATATTTTAGAATGGGGAAGTGAAGAGGTTGTTGTTCCTTACCGTTCTCCCATTGATAATCGATATCATCGTTACTTTCCAGATTTTTACATTAAAGTAAAAGAATCTACTGGAAAAGTTACAAAAATGATTATTGAAATCAAACCATATAAACAGTGTGTAGAACCTAAAGTCCAAAAAAGAAAGACTAGAGGTTATATCTATGAAGTTATGGAATATGCCAAGAATCAGGCAAAATGGGAAGCAGCAAAAGAATGGTGTTTAGATCGTGGATATCAGTTTAAGGTTCTTACAGAAAACGAGTTAGGTATCAAATGACATTCTTGTACCCAACAGATGATGATGAAAATCGAGTCCGTGGTGTAGTTGATAATTTGATGGGAACAGAAACTCCCGATGATATTATGGAAGAATTAATCGGTGTTTTAAATGAGGGTACAAAAGTTCCAACTGCAGGTAAATATTATACTTTCTTTTATGATGCTAAAACCATAGGATTGCAATACGATCAATATCCTCTCGTAGGAGTTACAGAAGTATTCTCATGGGGATTTCGTGGAATTAACTTTCATTGGGGTGAAAATAGACAATATAATTACAATCAAGTCATTGGTGGATTATATGAAGTTTACCCAGAAGAAATGTCTGATGTAATAGAACTCGGTTTTACAAAAATTCGTTCTAAATAGTTAGAAAAAAGGATATGCCAGAAGTATATCGATACCCACTTACAGCCTATACTGAAAAAACAGACTATCTGCAGATAGATATTGTTGAGTATAAATCTGTAAAAAATAATAGAACTGATGGAAGAAAAAGCATAGCATCACAAGCAAGCTCTAGAAATATTGGTAACTCGGGTAAAAATAAATTAACCACCATATTCTTACCAATACCAGGAAACATATCTGATAATGTTAGTGTAAGATTTGGTTCATCTGAGTTGAACAATATTGCTGGTGCTGCCATTGGTGGTATACAAGATATTATGAGTAGTGGAAAGCAGTATACTAAAGGAATGGGAGAAGGATTACAATCAACTAAAGATGCTATTGCAGGTTTTGCTGAAGGAACTTTTGACGCTGCTGGTGGTATAGATGGTATCCAAGGATTTTTTACCAGAAAACTAGCATCATCAGCAGCAAATATACTTGGTGCAAATATAACACCTGGTCAACTTTTGGCAAGAAATACTGGTGAAGTTTTAAATCCGAATATGGAACTTCTTTTTGAAGGACCAACTCTTAGAACTTTTAAATTTTCATTTAAATTGACACCAAGAAATCCTGATGAAGCAAAGCAAATAAAACAAATTATTAGATCTTTTAAGGCACATGCTTCAGTAAAATTAGGAAGTGGAAGTGGTAATATTGAAGGTGGGGATAAAACAAATACATTTATTCGAACACCTGATGTATTTGAATTAAGATATAAACAAGGTTCTACTGATCATCAATTTTTACATAAATTCAAACAATGTTTTCTAGAAGGTATTGATGTAAATTATACTGCAGCTGGCTCTTATTCCACATACGAAGATGGAACACCAGTTTCCATGATTATGGATTTAACATTTAAAGAAATTGAACCAATTTATGATAAAGATCAATTGGCAGCAATTCAAGAAGGAAAGGTAGGTTACTAAAATGGGATACTTCAGAGAATTACCAAACTTAGATTATCAATCCTTTTTATCTGATAGCAATTCATCTCAAAACTATTTGAGAGTAAAGAATTTATTCAGAAGAAATAAATTGCGTGATGATTTGCAAAGCAATTTTACTATTTTTAATAAGTATCAAATTATGGAAAATGCAAGACCCGATACTGTTGCCGAAGACATTTATGGTAGTGCTGAACTTGATTGGGTTGTATTGATGACTGCAGGCATTACAAATGTAAGAGATCAATGGCCTCTTTCAAATCGTGAACTTTACAAATATGCACTAAAAAAATATGGTGTAGAGAATTTGACTTCTCCACACCATTATGAAACAAAAGAAATTAAAGATTCTGAAGGAAGACTTATCTTACCTGCAGGTCAAGTAGTTGACGCTGATTTTACTATTCCAGATCCAAATAACAATAAATTGAATATAAATCCAGTGAGTAGTGTTGAAAACTATGAATATGAAACTAGAAAAAACAGAGATAAATCTTCAATCTACTTATTAAGACCATCATACTTACAACAATTTTTGAATGATATGAGAGAAATAATGATCTATGGTAGATCTTCATCATACATAGAAGATAAACTAGCTAGAACTGAAAATACAAGAACTATTTAAATAATAATCCATAGTAAGTAGCAACAACTAAGAGGGTCAAACAGACCCTCTCGTAGGTCCACCTCATTTAGTCTGCTGCGAGTGCAGCAAAATATGACAGTGTATCGTCATCATCATTAGATGAAGCAGTGATATCAGGTGAATTGAAGTCACCTGAAGTGCTAGAAAGAGAGTTCAGTTCTTCCTTCATGGATTGAGGCATGGGATTGCTTTCACCACGATTCTGTTGACGGAACTCTTCCTCTTCCTCAATCGTTTCTTGATCTTGGAACTTGGGAGTGCCTTTGATACCAAGAACATAGTCCAGACGCTTCTTCAGGTCATCATAGGACTTGAACTGGTCGGCAGCAACAAACTCTTCGAGAGAGTATTCCTTCTTCCAGATTGCTTCCATGGCATCATCATCTTCAAGCAGTGCATCCTGACGTGCGAACTCAGAAGAGTCATAGTTACGATAACCGGCAACGTTCT